TGTGCGAGCGGTCCGGGCTGACCTACCGGCGGGTGGACTACTGGACCCGGCAGGGCTACCTGTCCGCCGTGCGCGGCACCCCCGGCTCCGGCTGGACCCGCATCTACCCGCTGTCGGAGGTCGCGGTGGCCCGTCGGATGCGGCTGCTGGTCGACGCCGGCATGAACCCCGAACCGGCCGCCCGCGCTGCTCGCGCAGGCGGCGGCGAGATCGGGCCCGGCGTGCGGGTCGTGTTCGATCGGCCCGCCGACCCGCGAGGGGGTGAGTGGGGATGGCTCGCGACCGTGCTTGGCTGCCCGTCCGCCTGACCGCACTGGTCCGCGCGGTGCTCGCGCTCGCCCTGGCGGTGCTGCTGCGCGCCGCCGCCGAGCTCGCCGGGCTGCTACTCGCCCGCGCGGTCCCGCTCCGCGAGCCGGAGCAGACCGTCCAGCACCGCGAGGAACACACCCAGAAGCTGGGCGCGGTCGTCCGCGTCGCCAACCCCAGCCTGCGCCTCGCGCCGGGACAGCCGGTCGACCCCGACCAGATCGCCGCCACCTACGCGGCCGCCCGCCGCTACCAGGCGAGGCGCTGACCGGCCACGTTCCGCGGGTCCTCCCCGGGATCGACGCCCCACGGGGATAGGGTTACACGGATGTAGTTCTCCGGCCGCGGAGAGTGCGGGATGGATGAGGGTGCTGGACACACCCCCACCCCGCGCGCACCGCGGCCCTCCGCGACCGTTGACGACGAACACCAAGGACCGCGATGCAGCACCAGTCTAAGCAAGGCCCGCAAGATCCCCCCGACGACACGGCGAAGGGCGCGCGGGTCATCCGCATCGGTCGCCGTCGCATCGTCACCCTCGCTCAGGAGGTCGTGCCGGAGCTCACCGTCGAGGAGCTCGGCGCGGCCGTGATCGCGCTTGCCTGGATCAACGACATCGAGGACGGCAAGCGTGAGGACTTCGACCCGGAGGACCTCGCGGAGCGCATCGGCTGCTCCGCGGAACACGCTGCCAAACTGATGGTCACCCTGCACTCACAGGGGATCATCTTCTGGGGGCAGGGTCCGTTCCCTGCCTGGGCGTACCCCGATCTGGACGACGACGAGCAGCCCGTCCGCGCCCCCGCCCCGCCGCCCCCGCTGAGGAGCCTCGAGCTACCTCCGGAGTGGAGCGGGCCGTGGCCGTTCGGGAGTCGCGGCGAGCTGCCTCCCCCGCGCGCCAACGTCGCCTACGCGCTGTACGGGGTCGACAAGCGGTGTCTCTACGTCGGCAGCACCAACAGCCCGACCGCTCGTATCGCCACTCACGCCGGCAACGGCCGGGAGTTCGTCCGGTGGGAGGCGTACCGCTGCGAGAGCAGGGAAGCGGCATACGCGTTCGAGCATGCCCTGAACCTCGCGCTGCGCCCGACCGCCAACCCGCGCTCTGACACGCTCGCGCAGTCCGCCTACGCCCGGGCGGTGGCCGGATGACCAACGCGACCGGTGGAGCCATCACCTACAACGCGACCCGGGACAAGGGCATCCAGCTGATCCAGCGGGACGTCCTGCAGGACAAGCGGCTGTCGTTCCGTGCTCGCGGGATCCTCGCCTACCTGCTGTCGCTCCCCGACGGCTGGCGCACCTCTGCCGCGCAGCTCTCCAAGGAGCTCAAGGCCGCGGAGAGCGCCGACGCGAAGGCCAAAGAGGGCCGCGAGGCGGTCGAGCGGGCGCTGCGCGAGCTGGTGACGGTCGGGTATCTGGGCCGTGAGCGGGTGCAGGGGGCGGGCGGCACCTGGTCAACGGTCTGGATCTACGGCGACGACCCGGCCGTAGTCGCCGAGGCCGTCGCCGCGGAGGTCGCCAAGCGCCGCCGGAGCCTCAACAGCGCATGAATCCCCTGGTGGGGCCGGAAACGGCCTGCCGGGGCTCGGTGCGCTTCTTGACCGGGTACGGGATACCGGGGGTCGGTCATCCGGCTTCCGGTGAACCGCGCCCCGGACGGCCGGAGGCTGGTCAACCGACGTCGGTCCGCCAGGGCTTATAGAGAGTGACCAGAGAGAGTCGATAGAGATGGCTCGCCGCTCCGCGTCTCGCTAAGGGCACGGCTCGCAAGCTCGCCGGCTGCCGCGGGCCGCTCCGCGACCCTTGCCACTGAATGGATCTACCGCGGCCGCCGTAGCGTCCCCGGCTCGCCACTTGAGTTCGCGGGGTGAGTTCCACACGCGCGTGTGCGCGCGAGCGGCCGGGGGGAGGTCGTCAAGTGACGGCGGAGACGTTCCGGGCGCTGCTGAGCAGTCCCGCCCCGGCGGAGGTCGTGATCGTGTGTCACCCGGAGGACCGGGCCGCGGTCGTGGCGCTTGCCGCGGGCGGGGTGCGGGCGGTGCGGGTGCGGGCCTCGCCGACGTGCCCGGTGGGCCAGTTGGTGGTTCTGGACCCGGAGTCCACGCCCTCGAGCGTGTTGGAGCGGTTCCTGTAGGAGGTGCTGGGTATGGCCCTCCCGCGCGCGCGGAGGGTGTTCTGGGCGGTCGAGGGCCGCCCGTCGCGGTGACTGCGCCCGGGGGCCGCCGGGCGGTGTCGCGCGTCGTGGACGCCCCCCTGGATCGTCTGGCCCGGCTGCGGCAGCTTCAGCAGGATCTCGATGACGTGAGGGCGCGGCGGCTGTCGCGCGTGGACGCCTTCAAGCTGCTGGGGTTCTCCCCGAACTGTGCTGTGCAGCACGACGCGGTGCGGGATCAGCTGCTCGCCGCCGGGGTCGACGCGGCCGATGTAGAGGCGCGGACGGTGGAGCTGCTCCGCGACCCGCGCGGAGCTGCCGCGGCCGGGGTGGTGATCCCGCCGCGCTGTGGGGGGTGTCCGCAGGAGCGGTTCATCGACCTCCCGGACCAGAACATGGACGTGCTGTACGGCGGCGCCGGCGGTGGCGGCAAGAGTCATGCCCTGCTGATGCTGGCGTTGCGGGCCTGCACGAAGTACCCGGGTATGCAGGTGTTCTGGTTCCGGCGCAGCTTCCCGGAGCTCAACCAGTCGGTGTTGCGGCTGCTCGCCCGCATGGGCCACGCCCGCGTGCTGGGTGCCCGCTGGGACGGCTCCAAGTACGAGCTGCGGTTCGCGAACCGGTCCGTGCTCACGTTCGGGCACGCGAAGAACCTGCAGGAGGCCTCCGCCCTGTCGTCGGCGGAGATCAACCTGCTCATCCTGGATGAGCGGACGACGATCCCGCCCGACGTCGTGGAGTTCCTCTACACGCGCGTGCGGTCGGGTACCGCCGGCGTGCCGTGCCTGGGGGTGCGGTCCGCGTCCAACCCCGGGTTCGTCGGACACCGGGTCGTCAAGGAGGGCTGGGTCGACGCCACCGACAACGGCGCGATCGAGCTAGTCGACAAGGCGGGGCGGCGCCGCATCTTCATCCCGGCGAAGGTGTCGGACAACCCGATGGTCGGGGACTACGCGGAGGCCCTCAAAGGGATCTCCGACCCGGACCTGCGGCGGCGGATCCTGGACGGGGACTGGCAGGTCATGCCGGACGGGGCGTTCCCGGACTGGCACCGCCACAACCACATCGACGCCGACACCGGCCAGCAGGTCGGCGGCGTGGTCGTCCCCGCGTTCGAGCCGCCCCCGTCGTGGCCGCGCACGGGCGGGCTGGACTACGGCTGGACGGCGCCGTCGGTGTACGAGCTCGCCGCCCGCGACCCGGACGGGCGGCTGTGGGTGTACCGCGAGCTGGTCATGGTGCAGGTGCCGGAGCAAGAGCAGGCCCGCCGGATCGCCGCCCTGGAGGACGCCTACGTCGGGGTGCGGGCCGCTGACCCCGCCATGTGGGGCCGCACCGGGTCGGCGCTGCCCCCGGCGTCACAGTTCGCGATCGCCGGGACCCCGCTGTCCAAGGCCGACAACGACCGGTTCGGCGGCAAGCAACGGGTGCATCAGTACCTCGCGCTGGCGCCGGCGTGCGCCCATCACCGGGCGCAGGGGCTGGCGCTGTGCCCGATGGTGCACGTGATGGAGTCCGGCTGCCCGGAGCTCATCAAAACCATGGAGTCGCTGCCCCGGGACACCAAACGCCCGGAGGACGTCGACACCGAAGCGAATGACCACGCATACGACAGTTTCCGGTACCTGTGCATGGCGGTCGGCACGGCCCCGCAGATGATCTTTGACGATGACGTGCCGCTGCACGGGGTCGTGGATCGCGGCGGGATCGGGTTCGCCGCGCAGGAACTGACGATCCCCGCGCACACCCCGACGCCGGAGACCCCCGGCGTGGCCAACCCGGCGGCCTGGCGCGAGCCGGAGCCCGCGGAGGACTGGTCGCAGGTCTGATCCCCCCTCGCGCGGCTGCTCGCCCCTACTAGCAGGAAGGGGGCGGCATGGCGTTCTGGGCCAGTGTGTGGGACGCGATCGCTCCACCGATCGACACCGACCAGGGCTCCGTCCCGTTCGGGGAGGCCGCGGCCGGGGCCCGCACCACCCCGGGCGCCGCGGCCGTGTCCGCCACGCAGGCCCCGGCGACCGTGGCCCGGCTGGGGTTCGACTCCGATGTGCCGTGGGGCGGGGCGAACAAGATGCAGCCCGGCGGGGACTACCCCGACGGGCGCGCCAACTTCATGAGCAGCCTCTACACCGCCTACGTGGGGTGTCCGTGGCTGGCCGCCCCGATCGACGTGATCGCCCGCACCGTCACCGCCGGGGGCGTGCAGATCACCCCGACCTCCGAAGCCGACGACCAGACCACCGCGGATCCCCCGCCGCAGGTGCAGGCGCTGCAGCAGCTGCTGGATTTCTGCAACCCGCACATGGACATCGTGCAGCTGCTCCGCGGCGTCGTCGTGGACCTGGGGATCTACGGGGACGCGTTCCTTGAGGTGGTGTGGCTGCTGGGGCTGCCGGTCGCCCTGTTCCCGCTGGACCCGGCCACGATGAGCGTGGACGCGGACGAACACGGCGAGGTCACCGGCTACGACCAGGTGCTGGACACCCGGGAAGTCCACTTCGAGCCCCACCAGATCATCCACATCTCGATGGACGCGCCGAAGGGCTCGCTCTACGGCATGGGCATCGCACAGAAGGCGCTGCTGCCCACGACGGTGTGGCTGTTCACGGAGGCCTGCATCAAGGAGACGATGCGCCGCGGCGACCCCCCGCACATTCACGTGGACTGGCCGCTCGCGGTGCAGCCCGACGACGTGCGGGCGTGGCGGGGGCAGTACCGGGCCCGGAACCTGGGGCCGCAGAACATCGGCAACCCGATCACGACCCGCGGCGGCGCGACCCTGACGGAGCTGCAGCTGGGGAAGCTGTCGGAGTACCTGGACATCCAGGTCAGCTCGCGCGACACGATCCTGTCGGTGGCGGGGGTGCCGCCGGCGAAGGTCGGCGTCATCGAGTCCGGCAACCTGGGCGGCGGCACCGGCACCAGCCAGGACAAGACGTTCCGCAACAACACGTGCGGGCCGGTCGCGAGCATCGTGCTCGAGAAGCTCAATTTCTCGCTGACCCGCGAGGCTTTCGGCGTCACGGACTGGGAGATCGGGTTCGTGGACGTCGACTGGCGCGACGACACGGCCGTGGAGGAGATCCGCGACAAGCGGCTCCGCAACGGGTCCTGGACCTTGAATGACTACCTCACCGACCTGGGGAAACCCACCGTCGGGGAGGAGGGCGACGTCCACGCGCTGCTCACCACCAAGGAGATCCTCACCTGGGAGCAGCTCGAGCAGTACGCCCAGGGCGTGGTCGACGGCATGCAGGCCAAGACCGACCAGGCCGCCGCCGCCACCCAGGCCGCCAAGGATCAGGCGCAGGCCGCCAAGGACCGCGCGGACGCCGCCAAGACGGCGGCCGCGAACGGCGCCGCAGTCGCGGCGCCGGAGCCCGGAGCGCCGGGCACGCCACCGCAAGGCTCGCCGCCGGGGACCCCTCCCAGCCCGGCGGCGGGCACCCATCCCGCCGGCTCCGCGCCGCCCACTGAGTCCTCCCCCGTGCCGCGGGCGTGGACACGGAAGGTCGCGGAGCAATACCGGCAGCTCATCGCCGCCGGGAAGGAGTGAGCCCGGTGTCCGAGCACATCACGCGCGCCGAGTTCTACGGCGAGCTGCGGAAGTTCACGACCTGGGTCAACCAGATCCAGACCGATCTCCGGCACCGCATGGGCCGGTTGGAGCGAGAGGCAGGAACCATCGTGGGAGAGCTCACCGACGAGGTCGGCGTGCTGGAGGGCCTGGTCGCCCAGGTCGAAAGCGCGCTGGCCGCACAGGCCGACAAGATCCAGGCGCTGACCGATCAGGTCACCGCCGACGACAACGCGTCCGCGCAGGCCAAGGCGGACCACCAGGAGCTGGTCGACGGCCACGACCGGCTCGCCGCGGTCGTGCAGGACCTCCGCGACCACCTGTCGGTGCTGTCGCCGGACGCCCCCGCCGGGGACGTCGTCGCCCCGGCCCCGGGCAGCACCACCACCGCCCCGGCGGACGGCGGCTCCGGCGGCTCCGGCATGGCCGCCAACACGCCGTCCACCGACCCGGTCCCCCCGGGCGGCGAGACCGTCACCGTGGACCCGACCCTGCCCGACGGCACCGCCCCGACCGCCGCGCCGCCCGACGCGACCGCCGGGCCCGGGCAGGGCGACCCCAACCCGTCGCAGCCGGTGTCCCCGGACCAGGCCGCGCCCGTCGTGGACCCGTCCGCCGACCCGTCCGCCGACCCTGCCGCCCCGGCCCCCGCGGAGGGCAGCGGCGGCGACCCGTCCGCGCCTGACGGCACCACCGGCGGCCAGACCGCCTGATGGCCGACGCGACGCCGCCGCCCCCGCCTCCACCGCCCACGGACCCGCCGCCAGCGGGCCCGTTGACGGCGGAGCGGGCGGCGGTGTTCGTCCGGAAGATCATCTACTAGCCGGTCGGGGAGGTGGGGGTCAAGATGGCGGCCCGCACCTCCGCCCAGCTCGCCGCCGCCCGCGCCAACCTGGCGAAGGCCCGCGCGGCCCGCAGGGGGAAACCCGCCAGCGCCCGCCAACGCGCCGCGGCCCGCGCCAACCTCGCGCACGCCCGGGCCGCGGCCAAGGGCAAGCCCCGCACCGCCGCCCAGCTCGCGGCCGCGCGGGCGAACCTGGCCCGCGCCCGCCTCGCCGCCCGGGGTCGCCCGCGGTCGTCCCGGCAACTCGCCGCGGCCCGGGCGAACCTGGCCCGCGCCCGCGAGCTCACCCGCGGTCGTCCCGCCACCGCACGTCAGCTCGCCGCCCGCCGCGCCAACCTGGCGCATGCCCGGGCCGCCCACGCCGCCCGCGCCCGGGCGTCCGGTCGGGCCGGGGCACACGCCACCCGGGCGGCCGCCCGCCCCGGCACCCGCCGACACACCCGCACGTCCACCCGTCGCGGGGCGCGAGCCCGGCGCGTGTTCATCCACGTCCACGCAGGCCATCACCAGCATTCGGTGCACCACGCCTACCACTGGGAGCTGCACCGCCGTAAGCACGGCTACCGCTACCACCAAAGCCTGCGTCGCGGCCGCCGACGTCGCCGCGGCGGCTACCTGACGCGCGCCGTGCGCGCCGGCTGAGGCCCCCAGCCCCCCACGGAGAGAGCGCATGTCCCCCACACAGACCCTGATCGTCACCGCGGCCGTGCAGGTCGTGATCCTGCTCGCCGCGCTGCACACCGCCGCCGTATGGCTGCGGCGGCAGCTCCGCGGCGCGATCGCCGACGTGATCGGGGAGATCGGGGCGCGCGCCGCCGAAATCCGCATCGACGTCGCCGCCCTCCCCGACGGGGACCTCATCCACGACCAGGCCGAGATCGCCGCCGGCGCGGTCGTGGAGCGGCTACTGGCCGACCTGCCGGGCGCGATCGCTGCCGGCCGCCGCCCGCCGGCGGCCCCGTTCCGCGGGCTCCGCCGCGCCGTGCGCCGCCCGGCGCCGGTCCGCGGCGGCATCGGCCCGGACCCGGACCCGCACACCATCCCCTGATGGGCGGCATGCTCGCGCTACTGCCTGCCGACCCCGACGCGCTCGCGGTCGACGGCGGCGACCCCGCCGACCAGATGCACGTCACGCTGGTGTTCCTGGGCGACACCGACACCGTGGCGGCGTGGTCCGGGGACGCCCGCCGCGCCGCGCTGCTCGCCGGGGTGGCCGCGCTCGCCCAGAGCGCCGGCGGGCCGCTCCCGGCGGCCGCGGTCGGGCACGCCACGTTCGCCCCCGGCGACCCGGACTCCCAATGCGCCGTGCACCTGATCGGGGACTGCGACCGGCTCGCCCCGCTGCAGAGCCTCGCGCAGAGCCTGGCGGAGGCGGTGCTGGGCGACGCCCTCCCGGCGCAGCACACCCCCTGGATCCCCCATGCCACGGCCGGGTTCGGCGAGGGCATGGACGCGGCCGCCCTGGACTACATCGGCCCGGTGCTGCTGGATCGGCTGGTGCTGGCGATCGGGGAGGACTGGCAGACGTTCGCGCTGCCCCGCCCGATCGAGACCCGCCGCCCCCCCGCCCGCCTCGCCGAGCTCGCCACCCCGCCCGACCCAGCCGCCGACCTCGCCGGCGACCTGGCCGACGGGGAGACCGATCCGGACGACCTGGACGACGACGCGTTGGCGGCGATGGCGGACGCCGCGCTGCACAACGTCGCCGACCAACGCGACCGCACCCACGACGCGGCCGCGCTCGCCCTGGCCGCGTTGATGGTGGCGTTCGCGCAGGACATCGACCACGACGGTCTGCGCGCCGCGGTCGACCCGGACGCCGCCCGCGCCGCCAACCGGGCGGCGATGGCGGCGGAGATCGCCCGGCAGGCGCGCGACTCCGGCCACGCCGACGCCTGGGCCGACACGGCCCGCGACGCGCACACCGCCGCCGTGCTCGCCGGGGCGGCCGCCGCCGCGCACGTGCTGTCGGCGGGCGCGGTCCCGGTCGACCCGGCACCGCCGGAGTTCCCGGATCCGTTCGACCCGGCCGGGTGGGTCGCCGAACAGCAGGGCGGCCTGGCCGGGGACCTGGTGGACGCGCTGGCCGGGGCGGAGGACGACCTGACCGACGGCGAGCTGGGCGCGATCGTCGGGGAGGGCCGCGGCCCGCTGCTGTACCTGGACCAGCAGGTCAGCGAGGCCTACCTGGACGCGTCGATCGCGCTCTACGGCGAGGCCGGGTTCACCGAGTGGTGGTTTAACACGATGCCCGGTGCCTGCCAGGACTGTCTGGACCTGGAGGCGAAGAACCCCTACAGCGCGTGGGAGGTGCCCCCGGCCGGGTCGATCCACCCGTTCTGCCGGTGCTGGGTCACCCCTGGGTCGCGCGGCTAGCGGCCCGCTGCTCGCCGTAGAGCACGGCGAACCGGTAGGCGTCGGCGAGACGGCGCTTGGGGATGACGGTGTAGACGGTGCCCCGGTCGGGCAGGTCCACGACCAGCATCGGCCGCGACACCCGCGCCCGGGCGGAGCCGAACGCGCCGCGCCCGACCTGCAGCTCCGGTTTCCGCACCTGCACCGTCACGTCCGCGATCGGGTAGGTGCGCCGCTGCCACAGGGCGCCGCGGGTGATCGTTTCCGCGTCGGCGTCCGCGAGCAGCGGGACCGCGTTGGCGCCCAGCTTGAGGCGCAGCTTCCCGCCCCGCCACCGGATCTTGCTGTCAGTACCCATTTCGCCTGTTCCGTCCTGTTGGTCTCCCGCGTTCTCGCCGGAGGTCTATTACCCGTTTAATCGTACCTGGCGGCCGGGGAGTTAGCCGGTACGGATCACCCGATCGGGGGACCTGCCCATGGCCGTCATCGGCTCCGTGACCAGTGACTTCCTCGCCCCGGGCGTGAGCCGCAACGGCCGGCTCTACACCCCGGAGATCATCCGCAAGGCGGTCGCGCGGATGCAGGAGCGGCTCGCCGACCCCGACGGGCTGCCGCTGACGATGCTGTCCCACCACGACGCGGGCGACGACTCCAAGGAGCTGGTCGGGCGGATCGTGTCGGTGGAGCTGGATGAGGACACCGACGTCGCGACCCTGGACGGCTACCTCATCGACACCGCCGCCGGCAAGGACATCGCCTCCGCGACCGAGCCCGACGACCAGGGCCGCCGCGTCCTGGACTCCATGAGCATCCGCGGCTGGTGGCTGGGGCCGGTCCGCTACGTGGAGGTGGACGGCGAGTCCTGCGAGACCGGCGACGACATCGAGGTCAACGGCGTCGACTTCACCAAGGACCCCGGCGTCCTGGCGGCGCGGATCCGCGGCAGCTCCCGCTCCCGCTCCACCACGGAGGCCTCCGCGCGCACCCCCATCACCGAGACCGTGGAGGCCACCCTCATGACCGACCGCATCGCCGGGAAGCCCTCGCCGGCGGACATGCCCGGCGCGCGCCGCCCGGCACGCTCGAGCTCCCCCGCCGCGGCGCAGGAGACGGCCCCGGGCCCCCACCCGCTCGCGGAGGTGCTCGCGAAGCTGCGCGAGGCCCACGTGGCGATCGGCGGCTGGCAGGGACCGGTGGATCTGGACCTGTCGGCGTGGGGCCTGAGCAACGACGACGTGGCCGCGGCCGCGACCAAGCTCGGCGCGGCCTACACCGCGGCGCTGACCGTCCTGGACCCCGACAACGACGGGGACCTGGACCTACCGGAGGGCGACGTCGGCGAATGCGCCGCGTGTCAGGCCGATCTCCCGGCCGGTGCCCTGTTCTGCCCCGCCTGCGGGACTGCCGTGGCGGAGGACGACGACCAGGCGGAAGAGACCGCCGGGAACAAGGAGGACACGGAAGTGGCCGACAAGCAGAACGGCGCGTCTGAGGGCGCCGCCGGCGCCGGCGACGGCGCCACCACCACCACCGAGACCGGCAAGCCCGCGGAGGAGACCCGCGAGCAGGGCGGCGAGCAGGGCAAGGCGACGACCGAGGACGCCGACGCCACCGCCGCCGGGAGCGAGGGCACCGCGGCGGCCGACACCGGCACCCCGGCACGGCTGCACCCCGACGACCTCGCCGCGATCACCGGCGCCCTGACCGCAGCGCTCACCCCGGCGCCGGCGGCCACGGCGCCGCAGGAGACCGCGGGCGAGCAGGGCAAGCCCGCACAGGAGGCGACCCCCGACAAGCCTGCCGCGCAGGCCACCCCCGCGGCCCCGGCGCTGGACCCGCAGAAGCTCGCGGAGGCGGTCGCCGCGACCGTCGTGCAGGCCTCCAAGGAGACCCGCGAGGCCGTCCTGGATCAGGTCCGCAAGGAGTTCCTGGAGGCCTACGGCACGCCGCGCCGCGCCGGGCTGGTGGAGTCCGCCAAGAAGGCAGCCGGCGACAACAGCGGCGCCGACAAGCCCCTGCACGACATGGATCCGGCGGAGTTCCTCGCCCACACCAGCGACGTGTGGGCCGGCGTGCTGCCCGCCCCGGAGCAGGTCTGACGGCCGGTCGGGCCCTGCTCCCCTCGCGCGGCGCGCGAGCAGCTCCACCCCTGGGCGTCCTGGCCTCCGCCCGGTTCTGGCAGTCCCCACCCCTCCCAGCCCCTGGTGATCCGGGGGCAACCATGCGCGATTGGAGTACCCCCGGATGTCCACCGAGCTCGACGAGGCCTTGACCGCGGCAGGCGTGCCGCAGCTGGTGCAGAAGACGATCGACCCTCTTCTGCTGGAGTACCAGCGCCGCTACTCCCCCATGATCCGGTCGATCCCGACCAAGTCCATCAGCTCCACCACGTACTACTTCAACCGGCGCACCAACCGGGCCCCCGGCGGGTTCGTCACTGACGGCGGCGCCCGGCCGATGGGTGCGAGCGTCTACGAGCAGTTCCAGTTCACCATCAAGCTGCTGCAGGCCGTGGGCGGCGTGACCGGGTTCGCCCAGGAGGTCACCCGCGACCAGATCGGGGACCTGCGCGCCCAGGAGATCGCGTCCTGCATGCAGGGCCTGCTCTGGGACATCGAACACGCCCTGTTCTGGGGCTCCGCGGAGGCCACCCAGTACGGGCCGTGGCCGCAGTTCGACGGCCTGGACGTCATGATCTCGCAGTGGGCCACCACCCCGGCGGCCCCGCAGAACAGCATCGACGTGGCCGGAGCGGCGTTCGCGCTGCGCCACCTGGACCTGCTGATCGACATGCTGCAGAACAACGCCGCCGCCCCGATCCTGGGCACCCAGTGGGCGTTCGTCGGCTCCCCGACCGCCCTCAACAAGATCAGCCAGTACGAGACCCCGCTGCAGCGGTTCCTGGGGGAGACCCAGGTGGCGGCCGGGTTGACGGTGCAGTCCTACCGCGACATCCCGCTCATCCCCTCGAGCTTCCTGGGGTCGCGGCTCGCCGGGTCCATGCCGACCGTGACCGGCGCCCCCGCCACCACCGGCGGGAGCCTCGCGGCCGGGTCCTACTACTACCAGGTCGAGCCCGTCATGAGCCGCGCCGGGTGCGGCACCCCGTCGGCGGAGGTGCAGGTCACCACCACCGGCACGACCGGCACGGCGACGCTGTCGTTCACCCCGCCGGTCGGCCCGGAGGGATCGGGCCCGCAGTCCTACCGCGTGTACCGCGGCGGCGCGGCCGGCGCGGAGACCCTGCTGGGGATCGTGGACGCCGTCGTCGGCACCCAGGCCGACGGGATCACCCCGATCTACGCCTCGCAGATCATCGACACCGGCTCCGCGCTGGTCCCGGCCGCCAACGGCGGCGCGACCCAGCCGCTGCGGCCGCTCACGTCCTACGTCGGCGGCGGCCCGGTCAAGCCGCGCGTCGCCGGCGGCGAGGACATCTGGCTGATCCCGCGGGACCCGGACCTGCTGCTCCGGCCGTACGTGCGCGACATCCGACCCCTGGCGATCTACCCCACGACCGCCAGCCCGGACCAGCTGCCCTTCGCCCTCGCCACGGACACCTGCCTGGCGGTGCGGGGCCCCAAGTTCATCGGGCGGGCCCGCAACGTGCTCTGCCAGCTCTGAGCACACCCCTTCCCCCGCCCGGTCCGGTCCGTCTGCCGCGGGCCGGACCGGGCGGACCCCTCCCAGACCCCTGATCCGACAGGAGTGCGGCCGTGACCGTGCACATCAAGAGCGACGTCGCCGGAGCGTCCGCCCCCGGCGGGCTGCGGTGGGACAACGCCGGGGACGTGGTGGAGGTGGAGGACCACCAGGTGGCTCGCGAGCTGCTCGCGATCCCCGGGTTCACCGAACACGTCCCCGACGGCGCCCAGCCCGTCATCGGAACCGGCATCGGGCAGTGGCCGGGCGACGGCTACCCGGATCCGGCCCGGCCGGGTGCGGTGGTGAACGGGCCGCCGCAGGAGCAGCCCGCCCCGACCGCCGTCACGGTCGACCCCCGCCCCTCCACCCCCGCCAACGAGACCCCGGAGACCGTGGGGCGCCACGGCAAGCACGAGGACAACGACGGCGACGGGCAGGCCGACCGCGAGGGCGAGCAGCCCCCGCCGTCGGAACAGCCCGGCGACGACCCGGCCGGCGACGACGCCGGCCAGGACAAGACGGCCGGCTCCAAGCCCGCCGCCGCGAAGGGCGGCCGCCCGGCCGCCTCCAAGAGCTGAGGAGTACGGCCATGGTGTCTCTGATCCTGTTCATCGTCGCCGCGGTGCTGTTCGTGCTCGCCGCGTTCGTCGCGTTCGGCGCGACGGGCCGCACCGTGCGGGTCAACTTCGTGGCGCTGGGGCTGGCGCTGTGCGCGGCCGCGTGGGCGCTGCAGGCCGCCGGAGTCGCCTAGCCCTGACCAGCGGTAACGCCGGAGCACTTCCCATTTCCCGACCGCAACTGAGGCGTTATGCCCGGTTTCGGTCTCGTGTGGACGGAGGGTTGCGGTGACCGATCCGCTGCCGGTCGCGCCGGAGTACGTGCCCCTGGCGAGCGCGGAGGACTTCAAGGAGGGCCCCTTCAAGTTCCTCGCCCAAGGCGCCGCGCCGACGTTCCTGGAGCGGCAGATGGTGCGGGCCTCCCGCGCGGTCGAATCGCGCTGCACCCGCCGCTTCGTCCCGTTCACCGGCATCACCCAGTCCGAGGTCGCAGAGGGCATCGCCGGGGACGACGTCGGCGGCGGCGGGATCCCGATGAGCATGTTGGACACCCTCGCCATGTCCAAGGCGCAGGCGATGGGCGGCGGCAACGCGCAGGTGCGGGATTTCTGGCTGGATGAGATCCCGCCCCGCAACCCGGAGCTGTGGACCTACTCCGACGTGACGGTCACCGTGACCGGCCCGTTCGGGTCGCAGCCGGTCGCCGTGGCGGCCCCGCAGGGCCCCTCCAAGGACACCGGGCACGTCCGGCTGCCCTACGGCACGTACTGCCCGGTGGGGTCCGGCGTCGTGCTCACCTACTCCGGCGGCTACACGGTCGCGATCCCCGAAGACCTCAACCAGGCCTGCCTGTTCACCGCGGCCCGGCTGCTCATCCTGCAGGTCGCGCCGGAACGCCGCGGCAACCTCACCACCCACGACCTGGATGAGGCCATCACCGACCTGCTCGCGCCATGGGCGCGGGCCTGACCGGAGAAGGGGGCGGGCGGTCGTGAAGATGGAGATGGGCATGGAGGGCGCCACCGCCGTGGAGGCGATGCTGTCCGGGCTGGGGGAGGGCGCGCTGCGCGTCTACGAGGTCGGATTCCCCGCCATCCATGAGGACTTCCAAGCGATCGAGGCTCGCCGGTTCGGCGCGGAGGGCCCCGGCTGGGCGCCCCTGCGGCCGTCCACGATCGAGATCAAGCGCCGCCGCCGCTACCCGCAGCCGGAGTCGATCCTGTACGGCACCGGGAAGCTGATGTTCTCCCTCACCGGCCACACCGAACACACCGTGTTCGACGTCGGCCCGGAGGAGATCACGATGGGTACGACGCTGCCCTACGCCATGTACCACCAGGTCGGGCCGCGCACCATCCGCGTGTTCGGGCGCGGCACCGCCACGCTGCCGCAACGCAAGGTCATCGACATCACCGCGGCCGACCGGGCGCGGTGGGCCGCGATCCTGCAGTCGTGCCTGATGGGGCGGGCCGGTGCCGCGGCGGCCGTCTCCACGGCGATGCTGTGACCGGCCCCGCCTATGAGCCGATCCCGCCGGGGTCGCCGTCGCCGCTGGGGCCGTTCGTCGGGCCCCCGCAGGTCCGCGGCGCCGTGCTGCGCACCCTCGCCCGGTGGGGGCCGTTCTACGTCGCGGAGGCCGCCCGGCAGACCGGGCTCGAGCTCCCCGGCTTCAACGACTGGGTCAATGAGCCGATGGAGTCCCCGGAGACCGTCGGGGAGGCCCCCCGCTACGTCGTGGCGGTGCCCGGCACACTCGGGCTGCCCGAACGGCACGGCAACGGCATGGTGCGGGCCGCCTGGGATGTGCAGATCGCCTGCTGGATGTGGGGCCAGCACTACCAGGAGACCCAGGACCGGCTCACCACGTACGCGGTCGCGTTGCGGCAGCTGATGATTCAGCAGCCCTCGCTGGGCGGGTTCGCCGAAGCCACCACGTGGCGCGCGGAGCGCTACGCGGAGGTGGCGGCCGCGTCCTACCGGACGTGGGGGCAGGCCAACCTGCAGTTCGCCGTCACCGTGCGCGAGGTCGTCAACGCGTTCGCCGGGCCCCGGGACGTCCCCGACGACCCGACCCGGCCGCCGGTCCCGGATCCCCCGGTCACCGGAACCCGTATCGAGGTCCGGGCGCAACCGCCCGCATAGCCAAGGAGGGATCGTCCGTGCGCGTCACGAACGGCACCAACCACGACGTCGACTTGGACAACGGGCGGATCCTGCCGGCCGGCGGCCGCCCCGTGGACGTCCAGGAGACCGACTACATCAAGGAGCTGCTGGACGCCGGGCTGCTCCGCGACGCCAGCGAACAGCACGCCCCCGCCACCGACAACGCCGCGCAGATCGCCGCCGCCGCCGACCACCCCGCCCCGCCCCCCACGGTGGTGGCGCCCGGGATCGTGGAGGTGGCGCCGGTACCCGACATC